TCGCCATGGGTTTCTCGATCACCGAAGAGGCGGTCGAGGACAACCTGTACGACTCTCTGTCGTCCCGGTATACCAAGGCTCTGGCTCGTGCCATGGCGTACACCAAGCAGGTCAAGGCTGCTTCCACCCTGAACCAAGGCTTCAACTCCGGCGTCACCTATGGCGACGGCGTCAGCCTGTTCTCGACGGCGCATCCGCTGATCTCTGGTGGCACCAACAGCAACCGCCCCACCGTGGGTGCTGACCTCAACGAAACGTCCCTCGAAAACGCGGTCATTCAGATCGCCGGGTGGACGGACGAACGTGGTCTGCTGATCGCTGCCAAGCCCCGCAAGCTGATCGTTCCTCCGGCCCTGATGTTCGTGGCAACCCGCCTGCTCGAAACCGAGCTTCGCGTGGCTACCGCCGACAACGACATCAACGCGCTGAAGAACAACGGCTCGATCCCTGAGGGTTACACCGTTAACCACTTCTTGACCGACACGAACGCTTGGTTCCTGACCACGGACGTGCCTAACGGTCTGAAGCACTTTGTTCGTACTCCGATGAGCACGGGCATGGACGGTGACTTCGATACCGGTAACGTCCGGTACAAGGCCCGCGAGCGTTATTCGTTCGGTGTCTCGGATCCGCTGGGCATCTTCGGTTCGCCCGGTGCTTGATTGAGGGCGTCGCATATTGCGACCTTGAGGGGGGGATCTGCAAGGGTTCCCCCCTTTTCTTTTTTCCACAGTGGGTGTATAAACACGCAAGTCCCAAGATTTCAACCTGCTTGCTGACCGACTTGGCGGACTGACCTCAGAGACAGCAAGCGCAACTTGAGGAGTGTTCCACATGGGAACCACGACTTTTAGCGGCCCGGTCGTATCAAACAACGGTTTTGTTGGCGCTCTCACGGGTAACGTCACGGGTAACGTCACGGGTAACGTGACCGGCAACGTCACGGGTACCACCACCGGCATGCCCGTTCTCACGGCCTACACCACGACCACGCTGCCCACCGTTGTGGTTGGTGGTTTGATCTATGTCTCCAATGCCAACACCAATGCAGGCACCGTTTGCTTCGGCAAGGGTTCCAGTTGGATTGACATCAAGACCGGTCTGGCTGTTGTCGCCTAATAGGCCCAAAGGGGGACTGTGGTGAGGCCAATTACCGTATCAAAAACTGGGGCGGGTTCATCAAATCCTGTCCCTATGAATCTGTTTGCAACTCCGTTTAACGTAGGCATTGGCGTCACTGTTTCTGGAACAGTGAACTACACAGTGCAGCATACGTTCGACAATGTGTTTGCTTCTGATTACAACGCATCGACTGGAACATGGTTTAACCATTCATCGCTTGCAAGCAAGGCTGCAAACGAGGATGGAAACTACGCGTTCCCGGTGACGGCAATCCGGGTCACTGTGAACTCTGGGTCCGGAACGGCGTCGATGACTATCGTTCAGGCTGGGGTATCTCAATGACCGTAGGGTACTCTGGAGTATCAAATCAAGCGAATACTACCGCAGGTTATGCCTTGGGTGTATCCGCTGCCAACGTGGGAACACAAGTTGGCTTTGGTGTTTCAGGTACCGGGGTTGTAGACGATTATTCTGGGTTTGTGCCAAGCGTTCCTTACTATCTATTGTTGGAAACATCTGGATACCTAGTGCAAGAAACCGGCGCGTCCCCCAATAATCGTTTTGAACTGGAGTAATCATGGCAGACACAAAAATTAGTGATCTACCAAGTGGTAGTCCTGCGCAGTCTGGGGACGAACTTCCTATTGCACGAGGCGGCGCCAACTACAAGTTGACGGTTGGCAACATTGGAACATTTAGCCTTACAAGCCCATTGGCGGTTGTTGGCACCTCTCTGTCTGGTGCGGAGATTCGACTCCCAGAAGATACCGACAATGGAAGCAACTACGTTGCCCTCAAGGCACCCGACATTCTTGCAGCGGATCTGACGTTTACACTGCCCAACACTTACGGCACTAACGGGCAGGTGCTTCAGACAAACGGATCGGGCGGCATGACTTGGGCCACCGTAAGCGGTGGTGGCGGTGTTTCGTCTGTTGGTCTGACAGCACCTACGGGCTTTTCAGTCTCCAATTCTCCGATCACCGGTTCTGGCGATATTGCTCTGACGTTTTCTGCGGGCTATTCGCTCCCAACCACATCAAGTCAGTCGAACTGGGACACGGCATACGCAGACCGGTTCAAGTGGGACGGCGGCGCTTCTGGGCTTGACGCGCCAACTGGTCGCACGTCTTTGGGTCTTGGAACTGTTGCAACTCAGACAGCGCCGTCTGGCACCAATGCTCAACTGCTTGCAAACAACGGTTCTGGCGGGTTTAGCAATGTAACCGTAGGCTCGGGCTTGAGTTATAGCGCGGGCACTTTGAGCGCAACCGGTGGCGGTGGCGGTGGCCTATCTTGGCAGGCCGCGCAAACGACAAGTTTTACGGCAGTTGCAGGTAGTGGCTACCCATGCAACACAACTTCTGCCACATTTACAGTTTCTTTACCTGCAACGCCAAGCGCGGGTGCTCTTGTTACGTTGATAGATTACGCAGGGACGTGGGGCACCAACCCGTTGATCGTTTCTGGTAACGGCAGCAAGATTAACGGGCTTTTGGTTCAAACCACACTGGCTACAAGTTATTCATCCGTGCAGTTGGTCTATATAGACTCTACGCAAGGTTGGAAAGCCTACTCGTACTCTATAACGCCGTTGCCGCAAAATATCGAATTGGATTTTCTTGTCATTGCCGGTGGCGGCGGTGGTGGCGGAAACGTCGGTGGTGGTGGCGGCGCAGGCGGTTATGTTGCGTCTACCTTTAGCGCAGTAATTGGCACTTCTTACACCATCACAATCGGTGCGGGCGGCGCAGGCGGCATTAATGGTGCATACGGCACCAATGGGTCTAATTCTGTCGCGTTTTCAACTACTGCTGTCGGCGGTGGCGGCGGGGGCTTCGCCACCACCGCCCCCCGCAACGGACTAAACGGCGGTTCCGGTGGCGGCGCGGGTTCGTTGCTTGATACATTGGACCCCACCGCCACTGGCGGCACTGCAACTAGCGGTCAGGGCAACCGAGGCGGTAATGTCACTGGCAGTGCCGCTGGCTCTGGCGGCGGTGGCGGTGCTTCTGCGATAGGTGGGGATACGAGCACGAACACACCCGGTGCGGGCGGCGCGGGTACCGCTTCTAGTATTACCGGCTCCTCCGTGACTCGCGCTGGTGGCGGTGGCGGTGGCGGCTTCCCTGACCCCGCCGGTGGTGCCGGTGGTGCCGGTGGCGGTGGCGCAGGTGGAAATCCCACTAACGGCGCGGGAACCGCAGGTACGGCTAACACTGGCGGCGGTGGTGGCGGCGGAGCAGGCGGCTTAGCCCCCGGCGGAAATGGCGCTGCGGGTGGTTCTGGGATTGTGGTGATTGCTTATCCAGACGTTTACCCCGCCCCTACTACTATCGGCGCCGGTCTTACCTATGACCAACCAACCCGAGCCGGGTTTCGCGTGTACCGGTTTACTGCGGGCACCGGAACGATTGTTTGGTAAGAGGTAAACATGGCCTATTACGCACTCCTCGATAAGCACAACGTAGTCGTTCAAGTCATTGCAGGCAAGAACGAAGACGAAGGTATTTACGATTGGGAAGTCTTTTACGCCGCTGAAACGCGCCTGAAGTGCCGACGCACAAGTTTTAACACCGTAGGTGGTTTGCATACCCAAGGCAAAGAGCCTTTCAGGAAAAACTTTGCCGCAATCGGGTTCGTATACGATGAATCTCGGGATGCTTTTATCCCGCCGAAACCGTTTGACAGTTGGTGTTTGAACGACCAAACTTGTCTTTGGGAGCCGCCCGTACCGATGCCGAGTGACGGTATCCACAAGTGGGACGAGCAGACCCAGACTTGGATTCGTGTAAGCGAGTAACCAATGGCTAAGAGTCAAGCATGGCAACGGTCAGAGGGGAAGAATCCCGAAGGCGGCTTGAACGCCAAAGGGCGCGCCTCTTACAACCGCGCCAATCCGGGCAAACCGGGCTTGAAGGCTCCACAGCCGGAGGGCGGGCCGCGCCGCGACTCTTTCTGTGCCCGGATGAAAGGCATGAAGAAGAAGCTCACAAGCGCAAAGACCGCGAACGATCCAGATTCGAGGATTAACAAGAGTTTGCGAGCATGGAACTGCTGATATGGAACGTCATCCTCTCCTTCCTGTCGGCGATCATTCTCTGGGTGATCAAGTCGCATGCGGACGAGGTGAAGCGCATTCAGATTCTTCTCAACCGTACGCGGGAGGAGATCGCCAAGGAGTACGTCACGAAGTCGGACGTACACGACGATATGAACCGGGTGATTGCTCGGTTGGATCGTCTTGAGGGTAAGTTGGATGCTTACATGAAGGAGCAACGAAGTGCCCTCAGTTAGCGGAAAACAGCACAGGTTCATGGCGGCGGTGGCTAACAACCCCAAGTTCGCCAAGAAAGCAGGCGTCCCACAGTCCGTGGGAGAAGAGTTTGTTCAGGCCGATAAGGGCCGTAAATTTTCCAACAAGGAGTCCGAAATGAAAGACATGAAGGGTATGAAGGGCATGAAGAAAATGGCCATGGGCGGCTACGCTAAGGGCGGTATGGCTGCTTCCAAAATGGGCGCTGTTAAGACCGCTGCTCCAAGCCGCGATGGCGTCGCCGTCAAAGGCAAGACCAAGGGTACGATGGTCAAGATGGCCGGTGGCGGCAAGATGGGGAAGTGCTGACATGATGCCCAGTCGCGGTATGGGGGCCATCATGCCCTCGAAGATGCCCAGCGGTAAGCGCAAGGCTCGCCGCGACGACACTGACTTTGAGCAGTACGCTGAAGGCGGTGAGGTGAAGTCCAAGGTCAACGAGGCCGGAAACTACACCAAGCCCGGTATGCGCAAGTCGCTCTTTGAGAAGATCAAGGGGCAGGCTACG